TGCTCATAGTATGGATGAATTGGTTAAAAATGGATTGGTTGATGATGACCAAACTTTATTGTTAATGTCTTATTTGTTGAAACCTGAATTGTTTGAATTACATCGAGTTTCATCAAATGATTGGTTTGTTGCTTTTAAGGAATTTAGTAAATGAAAATTTATGTAAGTGGTACTGCTAACTTAGGTGATTTTTTAAATGCTATGCCAGTTTTATCTGGCGTATCAAAATCTTATGGTAAATACTCTTTAATCATCAAAGCCTCGATGAAGAAATTTAAAGGCATTAAAGAATTCTTAATGTACCAAGATTTGTTTTCTGATGTTGAATTTGATGATGATATCATTCCTTATGGCGATATGATTCAATTAAGTTCGTGGCCAAGCCGTGAAACTAAAGGTGATCCTGATAGACCGATTGAAACCTGTCGATATGAGAATTGGTTAAGGGACAAATATGATTTGATGTTTGAAGTAAATGATAAATTTGTTGTATTAACACCAGAGATGGATATTGAAATTAAAGATGCCTATTATGTTGGTGATAGATGGGCGGTTGGTGAGATTGATAATCGTAGAGAAACTCATGTATTATCTTATTTAAAAGATTGTGAGTTTATTAATTTTGATAATGATATGTTGACCAATGCTTACATCATTAAGAATCTAAAGAAACCATTTATCACCAATTTTACTGGTGTCGGTATGTTGGCAGACCTCTGTAATGTTCCACTTTATTGTGTATGGAAAGCAGAAGATTGGAAACCTGAGTTCCGTGTAGGTGATAATGTATCTTGGGACGATGGTAAGGATATCAATAAAGTATTTGAAAAACATTTCTATTTGAACCGTAAAGCAAAACTAGTTCACGCTAAAGATTTGGAGGCACTACTTTGATTATTAATATTGAACCTGGTACTTTTGGTGGACCATTACGCAATGGTGATTTACTTGGTGTCTGTAATGTATTGGAACATATTAGAAAAACTAATAATAATCCACAGATTCGATTTCATTTAAAGCCGGAAGCAATAAGTTCTGAAAAATATGTACAGGAATTTTATACATTTCTTTTATTGGTAACCAATTACTTTTCCGATTTTGAAGGACAAGAAACTCTACCATGGCGTAGAGTGAATGTTTGGGACTTTAGAGATATCTGTGGAGATTTAGTAACAGTTCCAAACAAATTAGAAATGGAAAAGAAGATTGTTATTTTTCCATTGTTTGATGCGCCTTATAATACCTACAGAAATTGGCCACCAAAATTACTTGAAACCATTTGTAATAAGTATAGTGCGCCAGAATATGATGGTTACGAAAAACTTATCTGTGTTGGTAAATATCCATTTGGCCATGAAGAATTGATTCCAATACATTTCAAATATAGTTTTGGCTTCATGGAAAATATCAACCACATTATGACTGCCGAAATCTTTATCGGTGGTGATACAGGAACAACACATTTTGCATTTTCGCTTGACCGTGGACCTAAAGACCTGATATACTATAACTCCAGTCGGGGTTTAATCCATACTCTACCTTTTTACTTACTTGAAGGTAAAGGTAAAATGGCCACTTATTGGATGGATTTTGAAGGAACCAAGTTTTAAATCCAACAATTTTGGCACTATGTATCTAAGCCAATCTTTCCACAGTTTCACCATATTAACTTAAAAGTTGTATAAATAAGGTGTCCGGCAACCAAAGTGTGTTGCAAGTCCAGAAAGAAATTCATGCTATCATTTAAATCATTCTTAAAAGAAGAGGCCGAACAGAGTTCGGAGTTGAAACATATTCATCATGCTGAAGATAGGCCGTTGATGCATGGCCACGAAGGTTTTGAACATGCTCATGCAGCTTTGATGAAAGCTCATGCTCATATGACTGGTGGTCATAAAAATACAAATCTGACCATGAAATATGACGGTTCACCATCGATTGTTTTTGGTCATCATCCTAAGAATGGTAAATTCTTTGTGGCAACCAAATCTGCCTTCAATAAGAATCCAAAAATCAATCATACTGAAGCGGACATCGATAGAAATCATGGCCACGCTCCAGGTCTAGCACACACACTTAAACACGCACTCAAACATCTACCTAAAGTAACACCTAAACATGGCGTATTTCAAGGTGACTTAATGCACCATGCTGATACCAAACACCTACACGAAAGTTATATCGTTGAGGCTAAAGGTGATGTTTCTTTTACTCCAAACACTATTACCTATACTGCCAAAGGTAAAGAAGCAGAAAAGATTAAAAAGTCTAAAGTTGGTGTGGTAGTACACCACGAATATGACCATGAAATGAAACACGCTTCACCGCATGTTGATGTAAGTAAATTCAAAGAACATCCAGATGTCCATATTCATGGCGCTGAACACGATACCAGCAAGGTAAAACATACTGCTGAACGTGAAAAAGAGTTCCATAAACACATGAATGCCGCTAAAGATATTCATGATACTCATGGTCATAAGATGTATAATGCCGTTCATCCAAAACATAGTGGAGAACATGGCCACCTTGCCACATACATAAACAAGACAGTAAGACACGATGAAGTTCCAAGTGTTAAAGGTTTTAAAGAACATTTACACGGTGAACATGAAAAGATGGCTGCCAAGGTCAAAACAGATAAAAGTAAAGAAGAAAAACGTAACGAAGGTAAACACCAAATTGCTCATGTTGAAAAACACAAAGAACACTATGGTAACCTATTCTCAATGCACCATCATTTACACCAAGCCAAAAATACTTTGGTGAAGTCTTTAGAAACACACGAAGGACACTATCAACATCATATTGGTGGTAAGAAATCTAAACCAGAAGGTTTTGTTGTTCATCACGATAATCAACCAACCAAATTGGTTAATCGTGCAGAATTTGCTAAACAGAATTTATTGAAAGTCAGAAAATGAAATCATTTTTAGGTTTTTTAAAAGAAGAAATTAAAAAAGGTCATCATTCTTTTTATCATCCTACCAAAGGCATGTATAAATTGACGCATGATGCCGATAAGAATGTTTATCATTTACACAATAAATTTGGTGAATTGACCAATACAATTTCTGGTCATTTAACACCACACGAAGTTGCTCAAGAACTAAAAAAGGATCACGATATGATTCTAGTGGATAAGTTACATGAGGAATATTTGGAAGAATTGGCCAAAAAACCACCAATGTCTGATGAAGAAAAAGCCAAACATGAAGGTGCCAAGAAAGCATCTCATGCTATCAATCCACACCGTGGTGGTTACAATGAAACTCAATTAGCAAAACATCTGAATGGTGGTAAGTATATTGACCATGAACATGAAGCTCAAGACAAGTATCATAAATCTCATTTAGCTGCTCACGATAAAAAATATGGTACACATGAAGTAAAAACTCAGGAAGATAGAGCAAAAGAACAATCTAGAGTTTTTCATGAACACGCCAAGAAAAAAGGTTATGAGGGTGTACATGAAGTTCATTTAACACCTAAACCTGGTGATATTGAGAAGAAAACAGGAATCAAAGCTTCACAACAAGAAAATCCATCTGATATTGCTGTTAAATTCCATAAAAAGCCAGCTTCAGCCAAACATCATTATCTTGGTTTGTCTGCCAAGTCAAGTAAAACTAAAGCCATTGGTTTCCACAATGGTGGTACACAAGAACTTGGTCATTTCTTAACGAAACATTTAGGACATTAAAATGAGCGAATACGATATTCACGGCCATGTAGAAAAACGTCACCAAGAGTTCATGAAAAAACATAATCTTGGTACAGTTAAAGCAAAAGCTCAGAGAGCTGTTAATGGACCAAAGCATTTGGATACAGAAAAGAAAGTTGAAAATCCAGAGTATAGGAATAATGAATTGTATCATAAAGCAAGTGAACATGCTCGGCAGATTAATAAAGAGGTGAGAGATAAACTTCATAAAGGTTATTCTCATATGTCCAAGAGTCATCCTGAAGAATTAAAGCATCATGTCCTACACACATACATAAAAGGAAATGCAGAACATGCATTACCTTATGTTAAAGTTCATGGTTCTGGTGGTCACGATAAGAAAGCTCATGCTCACGCTACCGATCCATCAGATAATGAAATGTATCATAAGATTAGAAATTCTCACCATTTATCATTTCATAAAGGTGGCGATTCTTTAATTCATGTTTATGCACATGAAAGTGAACACAGTAAAGGTCATCGTGTATTTGGTTTACAAGTAAAACATAATAATGGTCCTTTAACAAATATGAAGATTGGCGCAACACCATAACATGAAATCGTTTTTAGAAATTCTAAAAGAAGAAGAAACATCTGGTAAACACCATGTGATGACCTTTGGTCGCATGAATCCTCCCACAACAGGTCACTTGAAGTTAATTGATAAAGTTAAAGAAGTAGCCAAAAAACATAACGCCGAACATTCTGTTGTAGTTTCACATTCACAGGATGCCAAAAAGAATCCATTAAGTGGTGCACAAAAAGTAAAACACTTAAAACGGTATTCTCCAGACACACATTTTGAAAAAGCATCAAAAGAACATCCAACAATTCTACACCATGCCGCTGAATTACACAAGAAAGGTGTAAGTCACCTTCATGTTGTGGTTGGTTCTGATCGTGTTAAAGAAATGCACCATTTATTACACAAATATAATGGCGTTGAAGCTGGCCATGGTAAATATCACTTTAAAAAGATTACTGTTCACTCAGCGGGACATCGTGATCCTGATGCGGAGGGCGCAGAGGGAATGTCTGGAACTAAGATGAGACACCATGCTCAGTCAGGCAATTTTAAAGAGTTCCGTAAGGGTGTTCCATCTCATGTTTCAGATGAACATGCAAAAGAACTAATGCACCATGTTCGTAAAGGTATGGGTATACATGAATCTGTGGATCATGGTCGTTTCCATGCCATCTTTGTGACTGGTGGTCCTGGTTCTGGTAAAGATATCATCATCCGTGAAGCCATTGCTGAATCTCAGATTGTAGAATTGAATTTTATTCAGGCTCAAGATTACTTGGGTGATAAACAAAAACTATCTGAAAAAACCAATGATTTCCGTAGAGAAGCTATTCGTAACCGTGGTCCATTGATTATTAATGGTCCAGCTGATGATAAAGATAGAATTTCACATATCAAAGAAGAATTGGAAAGTCTTGGATATGATACTATGATGATTTTTGTGAATACCACCGATGAAGTAAGTAAAGAGCGTAATTCTCTGTTGTCCAGAATGATGGTAGAATCCGTCAGACAGGACAAATGGTCTAAATCACAGAGAAATACTAAATATTTCACCGAATCATTTAAAAATTTTATTGTTTTCGATAATACGGGTGATATCCGTACTAAAGAATATGATATTCATGAAGTATATGAAAACACTAAAGTTTTTCTTGATTCAAATACTGTAAACGAAACGGCTGAAGATTGGTTGAATCGTAAATTTAAAATTGAGGAAGAAAATAATGTTAAAACGAATAATCGGTTTCTTAAAATCGCCAAAAACTACTCCAGTCCAAGAGCCAAAGGACCAGACGATATCAAGCCAGACAATTCAGGAACCATCGTTCCCGCTGGACAAGACCAAGTTAAAGGTAACACCGGCGCCAGAAAAGACATCTTCAACAAAGGCGGCTCGGGCGGTGCGTGGCACGCAGCCTACAGCTTCGAAGAAAACCAGCCAATCACGAAAGTCTACAACAAAGCCAAAGAAAGCAACTTCCAGCAAGACAAAGACAAAATAAAATTAAAGAAGCGTGGCTTCGATAAGTCTGGAAAAGAATCTGCTTTAGGTAGACC